CATCACGAGCAACAACCTCGCCGAACAGGTGCGGCTGGTCACTCAAGGATACTTTGGAGCGATGGGCGATGAGCAAGTCAACGCGAGCAGGTTGACAGGACGCTTCGAGCAGTACCTCGCACCGATAGACGGCAGCGACCTCGGTCGTCATGTTGTCGCATTAAGTTTCGATATAACCCACAATCAGACCATACCAACTTATTAAGAAAAGGGACAGAAATGACGCTTAAAAATTACAACGCACAAGGGGCAGCCGTATCATTTGGAACGTCTGCATTGACTGGAAAAATCCTCTCGGTGTCTGCGGTTCAGCAGTCGCGAGAAGTTTTGGACATTAGTGATCTATCCATCGCCGCAGGCGGTGCAAAGAAGTCGATCCCTGCTGACATCTATGACGCTGGAACCGTCGACGTCGAGTTCTTATACAGTTCGGCTCAAGCATTACCAGACATCACTGCAGTCGCAGAAACTATCACTATTACGTTTACGAAGGCAACGGCGGCAGGGAGTAGCGCAACCTTCGCAGGGACTGGGTTCATCTCCAGTCGCTCAACGAGCGAGTGCAGCGTCGGCGGTGTTATGCAAATGAGTTGTACAGTTCAATTTGACGGTGAGACCGCTCCCGTTTATTCAGTCGGTAGCTAATTAATTTAAGGGGAAATTGATGCAAGATAGAATAACAATAGACGCGCACCCATGCACGAAGATCGACCCAGATTGTGCGACGGATCAGCTCGCGATTTATCTCGACGGTGATTCGTTAATCGGATACGCGTCGAATGTCGAGGGCGGTGCGATCAGTTTGATAGTCAACTTTGAGGATCAGGACGTCCCCCTGATTCATGAAGCGGTGAGCAAGCTGGTCGGCGTCAGTCACAGCAAGGTCGGCATGGTTCCCGATCTGCCTGATGACATGCTCGAAGATATTTATGACGACGATTTAACTGATGACATGGGGAGCCTCAGCGATGACGATAGCGAATAGAAACGCGTTGCTCAAATTATGCGAGCGACGTTATATAGACTTAGAACTGGCAGACGCGGGCATCACTGTCCGCATCCAAAGCCTAAGCGAGAAAGAGAAGTCGACTTATGAAACTCGATTAATAGCAAAAAGCGGTCGCGGCATTTTACGCGAACGATTACAAGATGCGACGCGTCGACTCATCGCTTTGTGTCTTGTCGATGAAAACAATGATCGAATCTTTTTAGATTCGGACGTTGATAAGATCGGGGAACTGGACTCGTTTGTCTCCTCAAAAATTTACGACGCTTGTCAGGAGCATTGTGGATTCAATAAGGGGGATATTCAGGACGCAGTAAAAAACTCACCAGAGATCACCGACGACGATTTGCCATCCGACTAGCCTTAGAACTCGGATTCGTCGACGTTGATCTCATGCTGAGTATGATTACGCCTGAGCAGTTTCAGGAGTGGATGGCTTTCGGTTTATACCTTGAGCCATTTGGTTCTGATATTGAATGGATAAAGACGGGGACGATCGCCTCGATGATATACGCGGCGAACGGTGGGAAGGGCGAAGGCACTCGCCCAACTGATTATATACCAAATAAAAAACGAAAACGCGGCAGCGTGTCCAGCTTTGAGAAGATGGTCGCTGCGAAATATGGAAAGGACTCCGCTGATGGCTAACATCGCTACGCTCGCCGTGACTGTCGCAGCTAATACGGGTCAATTTTCAAAAGGTCTAGACTCGGCGAGCAAAAAAGCCAAAGGGTTCGGCGCATCGTTTGGCGCAAGCATGAAAAAAATGGTTTCACCGGCTGCGCTTGCGACTGCTGGGATGGCTGCTGTTGGCGTTGCTGTCGCCAAAATTAGCAGCCAATTAACTCGCCTTGATGAGATAGCAAAAAAGTCGCGGTCATTGGGGATTAGTGGTCAGGATTTGTTGGAGTTCCAACACGCTGCAGAACTCGCGGGCGTTGCTTCAAGTTCGTTTACGTCAGCCCTACAAAAAATGCAAAAGAACATCGGCGACGCGGTTGCGGGTATTGGTCTAGCGAAAGACTCGTTGGCTTTGGTTGGTTTTGAAATCGGCGAACTTGCCAAAATGGACGCGACGGAACAGTTTCTAGCGATCGCGGATAAAATCTCGAAAATTAAAAACGCGTCGGAACGCGCCGCGGTTGCTACTGCGATCTTTGGTCGCGCCGGTGCTGACCTGATCCCGATGATGATCGAAGGTAGCGCGGCAATCCGCGAACAGATGGCAGAGCTGCGCGAGCTGCAGGGCGTTATCTCAGGCGTTGAATTTGAACAGATCGAAGCCGCCAACGATGCAATGAATAAACTCGGCAAATCGTGGGAGGGAGTATGGACACAAGCAGCGGTCGAAGTCGCTCCAGTGTTAGAAGACCTAGTAGAGATTTTAACGGAATTATTACAACTCGCGAAATCTATCGGCGGCGCGTTCGGTGGTTATGGCAAATACCTGGTTCCTGTTTATGGTGTCCTGCTGGCAATCAAGGATACATGGGACTGGATCACCGACGCGGACAAAATCAAAGAAGACGCAGAAAAGAAGAAAGCAGAAATCGAAGCACAACTCGCCAAAACAAAAGAACTACACGAACAAGAAATGAAAGCCATCGAGGAGGCGCGAAAAGCTCGCGAAGCACTTGAGCAACGTGGCGCGAAGTTGCTCGAATCTTTGCGGACTCCTATGGAAATGTACACCGACACAATAGCCGACTTGAATATGCTGCTCGACAAGGGCGTCATAAGCTGGGAGACATACAGCCGAGCAGTTAAAAAAGCTCAGGAAGATGTTAAAAAGTCGGACGAGTTCGCAGCGAAAGAGATCAGGGTCGCAGAGCGTCAGGCGATCGGCGCAGCAATTCGGGGGCAGGGCGGCGTCTTCTCGATTCAACAAAAACAGCAGCGCGCACTCGAACGAATCCGCGAGGAGGAGCGCTTGCAGCTTAAGCAACTACAGCAGCAGACCGCATTGCTGCAACAACTTAATAATAATGTTCAAACTGTGAACGTGGTGGGAATCTGATGGCAGTCGTATCAACAAAGATTTTGCATGACGGCTGGACTGGCTCATTCAGTATTAAAGAGATCCCGACATTTAAGGTCGTTTATCTTGTCGAGGTCGATGATCCGCAAGACGGGAATATTTTAGTTGTCGATGCGGCTGGAATACCGAAGCTCGGCACAGCGTACCAAGTCGGGAACGACTTTCACGGTGGCGTGAGATGCAAGAGCCTCAGCACGACGCCAGTCGCAGGAACGCGCAACCTGTGGCAAGTTACTGCCAGTTATGGGAAGCCAGAAAAAGGAGAAAAAGAAGAAGACCCGACCGATCCGACCGACGGCGTTGATGAAGAAGGCGAACCGACCGACGATCCGACCAAGTTTGCTGCGAATGTTTCTATGTCGACGACGCGCGTCAGTCGTGACGCAATCAAAGGCGCGTATATTGGCAAGCTGATCGAGCAAGGTGGGCAGTCGAATTTTTTACAAGGTGGATTTAACGAAGGTAACGCCCCACCGGATTTTGTCGATAATGTTGTCACTGACAAAAATGGTAAAATCACGAACGGGCGACCGATTACAAATTCGGTTTTCAAGCCTTTCGATCCACCTGTGACGATGGATTACAACCGCCAAAATATAAGAATAACATTCAACACGACAGACAGCCCTAATATCGTTTTTCCATATGTGAATAGTGTTAATAAAAAAGCTATTACAATCAAAATAAAGTATAAATGGCAAGACGAGGATGATCTCGAACAGGTCGCTGTCGCTAAATTCCCCATACCAGCCTACAGCGGTCGAATTATGGGATTGTCGGTCACGCCATCGGAACGCAATGGCATCAGCTACCATCAAAACTCGCTGGAGATTGAAGTGGATACGCTTTACGGCTGGCGGCTCGACATACTCGATCGAGGATATGCGACCCTAGACAATGAAAAAACATTTGGCGACTCGGAAGGCAAATCTGCACCCGTCACAAAAGCGGTAGTGTCTGACGATGGTTTCGCCGATCGTGAGCCTGTTTTGCTCGACGGCAACGGGCAGGCGTTAAAAGTTCAAGACGACACAGATGGCGTTTTCTTGCGCTACGGCGTCTATCCCGAAATGGACTGGAGCATAATAAATATCGATAGACCGAACAAAATGCAAGGAGACATTAATGGCTGATAAAATATGGACAGGCGCGACAGATGGAGATTATGGCACGGCTGGGAACTGGTCGCCGTCAGGCGTTCCAACGGCGTCCGACTCGGTTTATTTAACCGCAGATTATTCCGTTGACATCACTGGATCGCTCGATCAATCAGCCGTCGCGATTGATAAGTTTGTCGTCGACGGGTTCACTGGCAAAATAGGCTCGCTCGCTCTGGGGTATCTGCAAGTCGATCCTGATTCGTTCTCGTTCAGTGGCTCAGATGTTGCATTTATCGATGTCGGTTCTGCTGCGATTAATCTCGACATCAGATCGACCGCCGGCGGTGGTAATACTCGCGGCTTATATATTAAAGGTTCAGCGATAGCGGTGCTTGCCATGATTCGCGGTGATGTTGGTCTTGCGCATCAATACGGCGAGACATCCACAGCCGCGACGATCCGCGTCACAGGTGGGACGCTTGTCGCTGGCACAGGGGCGACGCTGACGACCGTCGACGCGTATGGTGGAACGACAAGGCTCGCAGCTAATGTGACGACACTCAACGCGTACTCTGGAACGATTACGACGTCCTCGACTGCTGCGATCACAACGCTCAACGGATACGGTGGAACCGTTGTTCATAATGGAACGGGAACCATCACGACGGCAAATCTCGAAGGGGCAGAGCTAGACTTGACCAATAGCGGACTGGCGAGGACGGTGACGACACTCAACCTTAAAGCTAATGGCTCAATTGTTTACGATCCGTCAGTTATAACGATCACGACTCAGAACGAGGCAGATACGCCGGTCAGGATCAGCGCAAGCAATGCCTAGAGGAAACCTTATAAATGACAGGGGAATCAAACGGCTTCGCGAAGATCATGAAATTTTGCGAAAGCGAATAACGCACCTCGAAAATAAATTGACGGGCGCAGTCGGTGCAGGCGTTCGACGCACTGCCGAATTTGTGAAGGTCACCGAGCAAGTCGACCCGCGTGACATATCGACGACCGCCCTTGAAAAAACGCTGGGCAAAGGCAAAGCGGAACTTTATAGAATAAGCAAAGACGCCGAGGACGTCGTAAAG